CTTCAACGCTTGAAAAACTATCCATCACACAAATTGATGAATTATACCATCTTGAACAAGAGGATATCAATACAGCGATTGGAGATAAACTAGGTTCTAAACTTTTTAAGGAAATTATAAAGTCCCATGAAGCACCTGCTAATTTACTGCTTCCTGCATTTAGCATACCACTTGTTGGAAACACTGCCACTAAAAAACTGGCGAACGTTTGTGACACTATATGGGACATTAGTATGGATACTTGTACAGAAGCAGGGCTGGGACCAAAAACAGCAAGACACATGGTAGATTGGATAGAAGATAATGTAGACTTATTATCAAGGCTACCCCATAGTATGACGTTTGAAAAAATAAATAGAACTTCTAACCAAGCAGTAGTTTGTATTACTGGGAAACTGTATACATATAAAAGTAAATCAGTAGCAGCAAAAATACTGCAAGATTTTGGCTACGAAGTAAAATCAACCGTAACAAAAGATGTAACAATTCTTGTCAATGAGAGTGGCATAGAGTCTGCAAAAGTAAAAAAAGCAAAAGCATCCGGCGTTACAATTATAACTAACCTCTCAGAACTTATTGGAGATCAACAAAATGGCTACACTTCCTAAGTGGACCGACGAGCGGACCGACACGCTGACTAACTTTGTCGGAGACGAGACTCCTGTCTCACAAATTTCTGTAGCAGAAGCTGCAGAACAACTAGAAACCACCACTCGGTCTGTTTCTAGCAAGTTGCGAAAAATGGGCTATGATGTAGAGCTTGCATCTTCTAGCTCTGCTCGTGCTTTTACAGAAGAGCAAGAAACTATTTTACGTTCTTTTGTTACAGATAACTCAGGTACTTATACTTATGCTGAGATTGCAGACCATTACCAAGGCGGAGCCTTCAGTAAGAAGTCTATTCAAGGAAAGATCCTTTCTATGGAGCTTACAGGACATGTTAAGCCTGCTCCTATTAAAGAGTCTGTAAGGACTTACTCTACCAGCGAAGAGGCTATCTTTGTTGAAATGGTAAACAATGGTGCATTTGTAGAAGCCATTGCTGATGCTATGGGTCGTTCAGTTAATTCAGTACGTGGTAAGGCTCTTAGTCTTCTTCGCTCTGGTGATATTGGTGCTATTCCAAAGCAAGAGCACACTAAAGCAAACGGCAGTGCAGATCCCTTAGCTGATATGGATGTCACTGATATGACTGTTGAGTCAATTGCCGAAGAGATTGGTAAAACAACTCGAGGTGTAAAAACTATGCTTACTCGACGTGGTTTGACTGCATCTGACTATGATGGAGCTGCAAAAGCTGCAAAAGCGGGTTAACCTAAATAGCTGCTGACTATTCAGTAGTTCCAAGGGCAGAGCTTGTACAGTCTGCCCGTTTTTATCTGGAGGAATTAAACACTTGAATCTGCCAAGTGCCTTAATAAAGCAAGTGCTCGTGTTCCAAGATTTTGAAACTTGGAGCATGACGCACAAGCATTATCTTCCACCAGAATATCACACTCTCTACCGTATTATAGACAACCACTGTGAGTCCTATCATAGTATGCCTACAATCGAGGATCTTAAGTATGAGATTCGCGACAAATCAACTCTCAATAAGCTGTATGCACTAGAAGAGATAGACGTAGAAGCTGATCCATACATGCTTCTACAATATCTCAAAAATGAGTATACACAACAAGAGATTCTTAAAGAAATACATGGATATGTAGACCAATCTATTGCATTTGAAAGTGCAGAAGAAGCAATTGGGCACCTGCATGAAATTGTACTTTCGGTAGAAGATAGAGTAGATTTACAAGACCCTTCTGAGAGTATGCAGTCTATAACACTGCATGAAACAGATGAAGACATTGAAAAGTATATTCCTCTAGGGCTAAACACAGAGTATGACTTTGATATACAGTTTTCACCTCGTGACTTAGTTATGGTTGGAGGCAAAAGAGGTTCAGGTAAGTCAATTGTATCTTGTAATATTGCTAATGCAGTGTACGAATCTGGAAAGAGTGCTATCTATTTTACTATTGAAATGGATAGTCGCTCTATTCTTCAAAGATGTTGTTCAATTGCAACCGAAATACCTTTTGCAAGAATACGAACTAAAAATCTAAACATTGTAGAGTGGGAGAAAGTGGCAGGCTGGTGGGCAAATAGATTTACAAATGGACAAGAAAAGCTAAAACTATATAAAGAAGAACGAAATTTTGACAAATTTCACAATGAGTTAAAAACAACAGATCATATAAAGCCAAATCAACACATTGATGTAATATATGATCCTTCTCTTACTCTTGCGAAGATAAGAGCAGAGCTAGATAAAAAAATAAAAACAGGAAACGTAGGTATAGTAATTGTAGACTACATTAACCAAGTTAAAAAATCTGCAATGCCATCTAAATCTGGGCAATATGATTGGACTGAGCAAATAGAAGTAAGTAAGGCTCTGAAAGCTATGGCTCAAGAATATGAAACTACTATTTTCTCTCC